CACTCTTAGCACCACTCAAACACTGAAGGACTGGGAGAGCCGGGTGTGTGGTGTAGTTACCGTGCTCGCAAGGAAGCGTCTTGTTACGCACCGCGAAGAACAGAACCTTAATCGCATGAGAGAAGCGGATGTCGTACTGTTCAGGGGTGTTGACGTTACGAGGTTGGAAACCACAAGGAGGAGCCGTCTGCACTTGCTCGATAAGGATATCACGAGGAGCACAAGCCATGCGCTTACGCTCGTCGTTAGACACAATAGCGTAGTTGGCCCACACAGAAACAGAGCCAAGCTGAGGCTCGGAACCATTGCAGAAGCGCCAGTTAGGAGCTACCAGGTTACCATCAAACCCGTACTGTAAGTTTTGGGAATTGTTGGTACCAACACCCAGACCCTGAGGTCTCTGTGCAACGTAAGGTAGGATATTATCAGCATACTGTGGTGTAAGTTGGTTCAAGCTCTGCGCATTCAAGCAAATGGACTCCATTGAACCGTAAGCATTACCCAAACCAGATTGCGCAACTGCGGTGGCGGTTCCAGTATTATTCGATTGCGGCAACTGGCAACAATCAGCAATCAACAGCTCATTCAGTCTACGGAACGTAAACTGAATACGCATATCATTGTATGGCAGAGCTGCCGTTGGCAGAGCAACACCACTATCACGAGTGTAGAAGAATGGTAGAGGAATATTAAGTACAGCGGCTGGAAGAGCGTGCACATTACCGAGACCAGCGAGTTGACCAATATTACCGATCATATTGTCGTAACCGTTCTGTTTGGAAGCCGGGGTGGTGAAAGCCGCCCAGAAATCAAGGTGGTAGTTATCAAAACGAGCCGCAACAAGGTCGTTAAATGTCAAGCAAGCCTCGCGGATCAAGGCGTGACCCAAATTACGCGTCCAGCGAACAGCGCAACAACCTACTAGGGTCGCATTCGGATTATTCGACAAGTCTGGGGCATTGGACGTAATGCACACTTCGGGAAGCTCGACGCGAAGCCAAGTCTGAAGGAGGTAATCACCGGCGCGAGAAATTTGAACAGACCATTCTGATCCGAAAGCTGGAGAACCACTACATTTACTCAACACAACAGGAACTTGTGTAAACCATGTAGACTTGCGAGTTTCGCGGACAAAGTATGCAGTCGCAGCGCGACCACCGTACATATATTTTTCTTGCTCGTCGTAAGTAGCAAGGTCGATGAAACCTGAGGTAAGATTAGAACTACATATGGATGCCATTGTTTTATTGTACCAAGAAAAAAATAATAAAATTTTTTTCGAATATTAATCTATAGAATTTGCTTCTATGTTATGTCAAAAAAAGGAATTAAAACTTAAATAGGAGGAAGATATTCAAAAATGACGAAGAATGAGGTCGATATATTAGAATTACATCGAAAAATTCTTGAAGATTTTACACAGGATAATAATAAGTTAGATGAATTCGAAACTAAACTAAACAGCCTAAATACAATACTCGAGAACCCTCAACTTCTTCATAGTACTCGTGCGATGATAGAAAGCACACGGGAACAATTCACGAAAAAAATTGACGATATTAAATCCAAAAGAACACAAAATTTTTACTTAATGGAAACAGTGGAAATAATTAATAATTATGAACAAATATTAAGAAAACCAAAAAAAGTATCATTCATGGGAACGATTGAAGAGCCGGACGAGGAAAAAATAATTTTAGTTAGACAATACCTAAACATTATCAAAAAATATAAAACAAAGGGTATTCCAGTAGTTATTACAGAGAAATTAGAGACGATATGTGAGAACTGTCAAAAATCGGTTGATAAAATAGACGTCGATGGTTTTTCTGTGTGTACAAATTGTGGTAAAGAAGTCCAACTTACCGCTTCTTCCTCATCATACAAAGATGTAGAACGCGTAAATGTTGGATCAAAATATACATATGATAAACGTATTCACTTCAGAGATTGTATGAATCAATATCAAGGCAAGCAAAATAGCTCGATATCACCAAGTGTATATGAAGCGCTAGAAGAGCAATTCGATCTTCACGGATTACTAAATAAGTCTCGAAATAAAGTGGAAAAGTTCTCACAAATTACAAAGAAACATGTCTTATTATTTCTTCGCGAAACAGGTTTCAGTAAACATTATGAAGATGCTGTGTTGATTCATTATACATTGACGGGTAAAAAACCACCTGATATTAGTAATCTAGAATCTAAAATTTTGTCTGACTTTGATCAATTGGTAGAGACATATGAAAAATTATTCCAAGACAATTTTGAAGGTAAGGGGATAAAAATAAATCGAAAAAATTTCATAAATAACCAATATGTATTATATCAATTATTAACTAGGCATAAGTTCCCATGTGATATTTCAGAATTTAATATTCTCAAAACTGTGGAACGAAAATCGTACCACGATGAAATATGCCGAAAGCTCTTTTCACATTTAGGATGGAATTTTGTTTCTGTTTTCTAGACTTAAAAAATGACATGTTTTTGAAAACATGTCATTTACGAAAGTTCAAATTATCCATATGGTAGTAGAAGCTGTGATTATAGGAGCGGTATCTATCTATTTGATCATAAAAATGAATCGATTAAATTCTAAAGTAGATCGGCTGGAAAGCGAATTAACACAGGAGAGACAGAAAACACAAATCTTAGAAGCTGTTCTCCAAGAAGTTGTTCGTTTTCAACCCGAACAATGTAAGCAACGCATTAATTTACGCGTACAGCAGATCAAGCAAAATAGTCCCGATCAGCCACAATCGCCCCAGCAGACGCAACAACAGTCGCAACAACAGTCGCAACAACAGTCGCAACAACAGTCGCAACAGCAACCACAGCAACCGAGCAATCCATTCGAATCAATAATGTCAATGATGGCCCCGATGATGTCAAGCATGATTGTTGGTGAGCCAACTGAAACTGAAGTGGAGATAGTGGAAGAACACATCCCAGTAAAAGACTCCGATCTTACCGAAGAGTTGTCGGAATTGAATATTGAAAAAGAGAAATTAACAAATTCTAGTGATGAAAAAGAAGAATCACGTGAATCGGACAATTCGAATCCCGAAGGCAACGAAGAGGTGGATAAATCGAATAAGGGTAATTCAGAAGAAGTAACACCAAGTGAAACTGATGATGATTTACTGGAACAACACGAGGATGAAACACCAGAAGGTGTTATTAATGCTTAAAAATTAGCATCAATAAATAAATGTCCTGGGCTTCCCGAGTTTCTAAAGAGATAGATATCGAAGATATCCCTGATAATATTTCAGAATATACAGAGCCGGATAAGGAATTAGAATGTCCTAAGGTAGTTTCTAGAAAGTTTTGGTCTAATCCCCGATTTAGATCAAACATTTTAGAGACTGAATGTCGACCAACTCCGTGTTTTGAAAAATGGCAAAATCATTACTTAATAGAATTAGAAGAACTGTTTTCGATACTAAACTACGAACTAAATATGAAAGAATTTCAGATTAACACGCGTAGTAGAAAAATATTTGAAGGTTTTTGTAGGATAATTTATAATAAGTCATCTAAATATTTGTGAGTTTTTATAAATGTCAAGCGATGAAGAGGAAGTTCAGACGAAAGTTACAGTAGAACAAGAATCACATTGTTTAAGGCTCATAGAAGCCACAAGTAGTTTCGGAATAAGTCTTGAAAACTATTGCAATGATAAAAATCTGTTAATAGCCGAATCACTAAGATACGACGATATATATAATTTTCTGACAGAATTACTTGATAATTAGTTTTTCATAAAATATATGAAAAACTGTATGAATAAATGAATAAAGATTTGATTACAAATGACGGTACAAATTTGGCTTCATACATAGGATTTGCTATAGTGATAACAACATGGGTAGCCGGATTCACGTATTTTACAGCGAGTGATGAAAATATTGTGCCAAATAATCTTGCTTCAAAAGAGAGAATGGAAACTATACCACAAACATTATCTAGCGCTTTTGGAACAAATTGGCCAATGGTGTTTACCCTTTTTGCTTTAATATTAATCATCTTTTCAGCTCTTATCTATGTAATATCTAGACAAGGAGTTACGCTTGTTCTTTCCGACGTACATTACAACACTTACAAATGGATAGGAATTACATTAATCACACTATTAATGTTAATAGTTATCACAGCTACTGTACTCATAATTTTAAATATGACAGCACAACCCACGAATCCTCTGGATCCTGATGTAGATCCCCAAAATCAGAAAAATAAAAATAGAGAAATAATTCAAATTATTGTTATAGTCGCTGGGATATTAGCATTGTTATTACTTTTTATTTGGTTCATTCGTAGTCATGCTAAACGTTTGGCAACACATAAAAAATTAACCACTAAAAAAATAACCACTAAAAAATAACCACTAAAAAATTAACTTTCATATTCTTTATATGAAAGTTTAAGCTCGCCATTTGGTCCCACAAGATACACATCGCGCCCATACACTTGTTGCCTCATCACCACTTCTTGTTTGTAAGGTGAAAGATATAGTCTTTTTACTTCCGCATTTACATTCTAACACACCTTCTTCGACTTCCGCTGGCATTGTAACGAACTCGTCCTGTTCTTTTTGCAGAAGTTCAAACTCATCAAAAACCGGGGCACCATAACAATATTTACCGTCCAATAATTTTTTATAACATGACTTGATTGTATTTTTTTCCATAAAATCACAACATAGTTCGTATAAAACTTGTTCGCGTGTTTCGGTCTCCATTTTCTCTACCACCCTACTAAATATACCCACATTTCTCTCTATCTTTAAATACTTTCTTAACTCAGTTTTGATATCTTCTGTCATCTCAGTTTTTTTGAAAAAATGAGAGAAAATCATTTTCTCTAAATAAATGCGGTTCTCCAGCTTCTTAATAGTATTATTCGGAGTGACATTTCTGTCACTCTTAATAGTTTTAATTTTTATTCTCGGGAAATGTGGTAAAGAAAATTTTACTGATATGGATCCAATGATTATCGAATTACATGCTATCGCGTCAAAGGTACATCCAAAAGCTGCCAATAATATTACACTCAAACAGGGTCCAAAGTCTTATACCGTTAATAAAAAAGACGTCACTCTATGTTTAAAGGATCCCGACGGTGAATATTATAATAAAAATATGCTTACTTATGTATTACTCCACGAAATATCTCATACGTTATGTAAATCCGTAGGTCATACACAAGAATTCTATGATATAAATGATAAATTATTGCAGCGGGCATCAGATTTAGGATACTACAGTTTTTCAATACCAATTGTAAAAGATTATATTAAAAACTGTGGGATGGGGTAATTTTCAACTCGAATTCCAATTAATATTTAGGAAACCAAACGTCATTCATTACTCCCCAGTTTTAACATAAATCTCATTGGATTTATTTTCACATCCAAAAGAAATTAATAACGACGTCACACACGAAATTTATTCTTTTTACCACTCTTTCGAAATTTACTCTTTTTAGAAGCAGCGTCGATAAAGCATAGAACACTAAGTATGATTGCTATAAGTATGACAATTGAATATAACACTATTTGAGTTGGATCTGGATCAGCTTTATTATGGTCATACAAAAGGTAGGTAAGAACAGAGGCACCAGCTAGTAGTAGGATACCTAATATGAATATTAATACTTTCATTTATTATCCATTTTAAAAAAATAGATAATTAATTTTTCCTCGTCAACAAAATATAAGCATAAATCATTAAAAGACAGTCACTAACGTCATCTTTCTTTTTCATTTTGTTTAGTATTTCTAAATGTTCTAGATCATTCTTCATTTCTAGTATACGAGTCGCCAACCGTATACTCCATTTTTTGTGATTGTCTTTAATCATTTTACTCTTTCCATTTTTGTATGTCTTTTTAATACTACCGAATTTTTTAGGTGCATCCAACATTTGTGTTTTGTGATATGACGGGAACTCTATCACCTTTTTAAAGTCTCTATAAAATATACTGAAATAACTATAACAATGTTGACCCAATTTTAAAGCCATCGTATTTCTTTTTCTACCAAACGACATCTGCTGTTCAATTACAAACACGGAACACGTGTCCCATATATCTTTATATTCATCTAGTGTATCAGTCATATTGATAAAAGTGCGTGGGTCCAAATAACACTTCTTACAACCCTTCGTTAAATTAACATTTTTGAACAAGACTATTTTACCTGTTATATATAATTTGTCTTTCGTCTTGGCCAATTCTAGTTCATGTGTGTCAAATTCCTGAACCACGAAAGCGAAATTCTTTTTCCCTATATCGAAGGATGCAATTCTCAACATTTGTTTATTTGTTTATTGTTTTAACCCATCGTTAGAAAACGCGGGGATAATTCTCGATAACGTTGCTCTCGTATCTTCATCAATATCTTTCCGTACTTATTTTGTCCTTTGCCGTGGGGTCCTAGTCCAAAATAACTATCGTTGCGATTGTTGAAAATAATTTTTCGTAACCCTGTTCTCGTCAATTTACCTAAAATTTCTGGGTATTGTTCCATTTTAAGTGATAATATTTCACACATTATTTCATACTTGTTTTTGTTCCATGTATCTTCTGGTACAACCTTTGATCCTATAGTTTTAGAGACACATGGATTTTTTGCCTGTTTGTGTCTCTCTATGTAATTTACATCTTTCATCTTTTTCGAGGCCTGGAATAATGATTCCGAGCTAGGAAAAATTCCCATGGGAAGTAATTTACTACCAGGGCTTGTTATCTTATGAAATGAATAATTACTAAAACCAAATGTAGAACCACTTTTAAAAGATCTAAAAAATACTAAATCGCTAAATAATTTATGCACGTATTTTTTTTGTGCTACTGTCTGTGGGGAACCTATTTTTCGCCACTTCTCACGCATAACAGTTCTTTCATTATGCGCACAATTTGTAAGATCGAGACATTCTTGAGTACTCAAGTTTCCGAGGTACAAATAAATTAATGAAGCCGCTAATATACCAGCTCTCCCATGACCTCCTTTGCAATGAACATATATTTTTTCATTATCTCCCAACTTTTTTAATACATCAAAGACTTTTAAGAGCACACTCGTGTACTCTGTAACATTGTTAGGTACTCCACGATCCGGTATGGGATAATTTAGGTAAAAACAATCATTACATGCGTTATACTTCTTTGGTACTTCAGTTGGGAAAGTTAGATCTATAAAGTATTTGACACCCATATCTAATAGAATGTCAGCTTGCTCTTGAGACGGAAATCCGCCGAAAAGAGCTTTTTCTTCGATAAAATAACTACAAAAATTTTTGTATTCTCCCATTTATTATTATTAACGGGAACTATAAATCATATTCAATTTGAGAGAGTTAAAACGAAAGGAATATTCCAAAATGAGTGATCACTACGAGACTTTAGGTGTGACACGAACGGCTTCAGATGAAGAGATTAAAAAAGCTTATCGTAAATTAGCTTTGAAATGGCATCCGGACAGAAATAAAGAGATCGGGAGTAAGGAAAAATTTCAATACATCAATAAGGCATACGCTACTTTAAGTAATCCACAGAGTAAAGTAGCGTATGATAGAGGTAATAGCGAATTTTCAAATATTAATGCGTTTGATATTTTTAATCAATTTTTTCAAGGTTCAAACAGCTTCAGAACAAAATCTACGGATGCTATTAAGTATAGTATTGACGTAACTTTAGAACAAGTCTGTTGCAACAAATCTATAAGTATTAAATATAAAAGAGTTACCTGCTGTGATACTTGTTCGGGAAGTAGAACATCTGACAATAGTTTACCCGTGAATTGTTTTTTTTGCAACGGTAAAGGTCAAGTACGCCAACAAATAAACTTAGGTGGTATTATAGCTTTACCAGGTCTGGGAAAATGCAAGCAGTGTGTAGGTAAAGGTAAAATTATTCCACCCGAAAAGAAGTGTCGAACCTGTGGTGGTAACGGATCAGTCATAAAAGAGAATAAAGTAGTAGTCAAATGTAATACACTCCTTGATAAATCTGTTTTGCATTACGAAAATCAAGGTGCTTATAACGTAAACAGTAGAAATTATGGTATGTTACAAATTGTACTTACTCTAAAACCACACAAAGAATTCAGTGTGATTGAAAAATCTATCATTAAAGTTGTCAACATTTCCGTTTTTGAAACCATTTTGGGACACTCAGGAACCGTAACACATCCGAATGGTGAAAAAATAGATTATAAAACGTGTAAAGGAGAACTTATAGTTCAAAACGATATATACACCGTTCCAAACAAGGGAATGGATAAAGAAGGTGATATGATTATTAAATTCAAAATAAAAAAGGAAGATAAGAAACTTTCAGAAGAAAAATTAAAGAAACTACGAGAAATACTTATTTGATTTTAAAACTAACTGTTTGAAAATCAACACGTTTACATATTAGAATACTTTTCTGAGATGGAGACTACGTGAAGAAGGTTTTGGGGTTATTTCAGGACCAAGTTTTCTAATTTGGAACTGGGCTGAAATCTGTACAAAAAAGTTGGGTGGAAGCGGTGGGGAATTATCTTTAATAACTGTTTCAAACAACGTTCCATTTCCTAGATACACTCTGAAATACAAGTCATCATTTGGTTTGAACTTAATCGTTTGAACAGTGCCGTCCCCGTCCAGTTTGATAAATTTAGAACGTAAAGGTGTATTAGTATCATCAACATTTAATCTGAATGTAGCTTTGTTAGCGTTTGGATTGTTCGAGTAAATAATACCCCGGTTCCCCCTCGAAGGAGCATTCACGTTACTTAATTCAACGTATAAAAAAGGATAAAACGCGATCAAACCCCCAATAGAATTATCTAATGGAAGATTTGGTATTGTGATTGATATTAATTTTACCTCAAAACAACACATTTGATTCTGACTTACTCGGGTGCCTGTAAAATTCAGTGGATGTAAATTATCTCCACTATATTGTAAAAACTCTAGTTGTTGTAGTTCCATATATCCTGAGTTGGAAGGGAATATAGAACTGTTATTAAGAAAGGCAGGGGTACCAGCGGTCGTAAGTCCTGCGTTACTCAAATTAATAGGAGAAGCTAAATATAATACTGTCAATGGTGAAAAAGCCGTAAAAATAGCAGCATACCAGTCACCGAACGTGATGTCTTTTGTGAAAGAAGAAATAACTTGATATAAACCATCTTCCGGAATATTATCCTTCTTGCTAATGTCGCAACTAATTACCGTCGGGGGATAACCGCTTTGTCTAATATCTAGGATAGACGTGTTTGTAGTATCAGGGAAAAAATATCTAGGGATTGTAGGTGCTACATTTTTACTATTATTTAATAGTCCACCAGTTCCTATTTTTCCGAAATTGGGTAAAAACACAAAATTCCCCTCTTTTAAGGGAATAGTAGAGTCTAAATTACTGTTTCTGTAAATCTCTAGACTTTGATAGACTTGATCAGCTAACAGAACAGCA